CGTTGATCGCCTGCTGGCGCTCGCGGGCCATGTCCTCGAGCAGCGTCATGGCTTCGCCGACGGCGCTAGACGGCAGCAGCCCGAGCCCGTTTGGGCCGAGGCACTCGACCAGGGCCATGAGCTGGCCGTGGTTCTTCGCGATGCGGTGCATGCGGATCTCGGGCAGGGAGGCGATGCCGTCCTCGTAGACGGGCGTCTTCTCCGCGACGAGGTCCAGCAGCTTGCGTTCGCGCGTGGTGGCCGCGAGCGCGAAGCCGCTGACGTCCTCGACCGGGATCCGTTCCAGTCGCTCGGAGAGTTCCTTGGTCTCGGGGGTGTGGGTCTCGCGCGTGAACTCGAGGTGGACGATGCGCTGCAGGATCGCGTCCGAGGCGTTGACCGCGGCGTTCTGGGAGATCACCACGGCGCCGCGGAAGGGCGGCTCGTAGGTGTCGTTGCCCGTGTTCTTGTGACCGCGTGCGCGGACGCTGCGGCCGTTGTACGCGGTCTTCAGCTCGTCCCAGTCGAACTGCCGGCCCTTCGCGTTCTCGGACTGGTCACGGTCGGACTCGATGAGCACGACCGGCAGCCCGGAGACTTGGGCGAAGTTGCGCGCCCGCGCCGCCTGGGTCGCCTTGCTCGGGTCGAAACCCTCGTAGTCACGCCGGCCGACGAGCTTCCAGAGGAACTCGATCAGCGTGGACTTGCCGGATCCCGGCTCGCCGACGATCTCGAGGAAGGGGAAGGACTTCTGCTCGGCGCGGATCTGCTCGGCGAACAACGAGCCGAGCCAGAACGCGATCGCCAGCACGCCCTGCGCGCCGAAGGCCTTCCAGACCAGGTTGGCCCAGTCGCTGCGGTAGGCGTCGCGGTCGTCGTTGATCGCCAGCGGGACCGACTGTGAGAGCGTCTTGAGGCTGAGCCCTCGGCGCAGCTCAAAGAACTCGTCGTCGTTGATCCGGTGGACCTCGCCGCCCTGCACGGCGAGGTCGCCGAAGATCCACGTGCCGTGCTCCCGCGAGTAGCCGATGAAGTCGATGGTGTCGACGCGGCGGATGTTGAACGTCTGCTCGCGCATCATCCGGTCGAGCTGCTGTGTGGTGCCTTCCCACAGCGCGCCCGGGGCGATGTGCATCAGCCGCTTCTTGAACTCGGCCGCGCTCGTGAGCTGTCCGGAGGTGAAGGTGTCCTGAACCGGTTGGCCGTCGTGCGGGAAGTCGACCCGGTAGTAGTACCAGGCCTCGTCTGTGATCGCGTTGGCCTGGTAGTACAGCGCCCGCGGCCAGCAGGAGGCGATCTCCGTGACCACGCCCGCCTGGCGCAGCGCCTGCTCGCGCTGCTCGGGCGAGAGCTGCTCGCCGTCGTCCGCGTCGATCTCCTTCACGGCGCGCTCATATTTGTCCATGTCGAGCTTGAACCAGAAGGCCCGCCGGCTGAACTCGAACGGGAACTCGCGGCGCTCGCGCCGCTGGTACATCAGCAGCGCCTTCTCGGCCGCGTTCTGCGCGATCAGCAGCGCGCCGTGGTAGCGGTACTCCTCGAGGTCCTCGTCGGTGAGCTCGTCGCGCTGCAGCGCATCGTTCCAGTCGCGCTTGCCGCCGCGGACCTCGGGCACCTGCGCCGCCCGGCACTCCCAGCCCTCGGCACGGGCGCGGCGTGCGTGCTTGATCGTGTAGGTCCGGCCGGCCTTGTCGCTGTCGAGCGCCCAGACCAGCGTCGGGCGCGCCTTGTCCGAGGCCCGGCACTGCTCGGCCAGGCCGGCGAGCGCGTCGCCCGGGTAGTTGTTGCACGAGATCGCGGAGACCGCGGCGAGGCCGACGTGCAGCAGCGCGATCGCGTCAAAGATGCCCTCGACGATCCAGATCTCGTCGTGCTCGGTGAGCGTCATCGACGGCGGCTGCCACCACTGCCCGCCGTACTCGGTACCGGACTTGATCCGCGCCTTCTGCTTGCCGAAGCGCTCGGGCCGGTCGATGAGGCGCTCCCAGTGGCCGTTGGCTAGCGGCACTCGCACGGTCGCGCTCGCCGCCTCGATCCTCGGGTCGTAGAACGTCTCCTGGCTGTACCAGCCCGCAATCAGCCGCAGGTCGAAGCCGCGGCCATAGCGCAGGTAGGCATCCGCCACGGGCGTCTGGCTGGCGGGCTCGGCCTTCGCGGCCGCGCTATCGGGCCGGCCGTAGCGATCGCTCCAGTTCTCGAACAGCTCGGGGAAGATGTCCTTGACGTGGAATTGCGAGCCGCAACGGTTCTCGCGGCCGCACTTGAGCATCCACGGCGCCTCGGCGTTCACAAACAGCTCGCGCTTGTCGCAGTCCGGGCAGCGCCCCTTCTGCAGGTAGCGGCCGTGCTCCCGGAACCCGTAGTCCTTGAGGAGTCGTTCCCGGATATCGCTGTGAAGCTGCGGATTCATAGCCGCCCGCAATTATCGGTACGCACCGGGGTGCGTCAGTGGGTGGTCTGATGGGATTTCGATCCGAGCGCGTGCACGCGGATCAGGTCCTTCACCGTGCAGGCGATCGAGCGGCCGTTCGGCCGGCGGATCACGACCACGTAGGCCGTGGATGCGTCGACGTCGATCCAGGCCTCCTGGCCGGCGCATTCGATATCCGCCAGCGCCTGCAGCGCGGCCTGGCTGGCGGTGGACTCACTGACCTCGAGGCTGTCGATCAGGTGTGCGGTGCAGGCCTCGATCGCTTTGTCGCGGTTGAGGCTCAGGCCGTTGCGCAGCAGCCATTCCGCTGCGGCGCTGTGGGTCTTTGTTTCGGACATGGATGTGCTCCTCCTTGCTTCGGTGTTGGTCGCGGTACCGGAACGGCCGCGACGGTTATTGCTCAGCAGATCTCCGGGCCGCGATCCACTGGTCGATCTCGGATTCCACCCACGCGACGCTGTTGCTGCCGGTGGGTACGGGGCGAGGAAACGTCCCGTTCTTGATCCGCGCGTACATCGCCGATCGGCCGATCCCGACGCGCTGCAGCACTTCGGAGCAGCGCAGCAGGCGCTCGGTATTGGCAAGGTTCTCCGCCTTGTGCGCCCGCTCGGCTTCGGCCTTCTCCCGGGACTTTCTCGCGACGTCGTTCACGGTCAGCTCGACTCCGCCACGAGTTGCTCGCGCAGACCCGGTGACAGGGGCAGGCGAACTTCCGGGTTCGGCTTGAGGCTCGGTGAGAGCGTCTGGGTGATTTCGAACGCGACATTCCCGCGCCAGCCGCATTCGGCGTCCCGGCATTCCAGAACGCCCTCTCGGTAGATCGGCGTCAGGCCTTTGCTGCGCCGGATTCGGGCAAACCCGCCGCAATGCGGGCACGTCAGTCGAGGGTTGTTGCTCCGGGTCACTTGGTGTGGCCTCCACCCTGGGTGTGCATCTCTCTCCCTACTCCGGTGTCGGCGTCGCGCGGCTCGCCAAGGCGCGAAAGCGCGCGAACAGCTCCAGCGCGCGTGCAAAGTCCTCGTGCATTTCCCCGGTGGATCGCGGCCAGGGATGCCTCGTCGATCTCGCCCTCGAGCGCCGTCTGGATCGCTTCGGCGGTCTCGCCGATATCGCGGGTCCACTTCGCGTAGGCGTTGAGCAGCTCCACGTCGGAGCCCGCGCCGGCGCGGGGCAGGCGGATGGCCACGTAGCCCAGCGCCGCGGCCTCGGCCTCGAGGATGCGGCCGTCCTGCGTGATCGCCTGGATCGTCACCGCCTCCGACAGCGAGAGGTGGTGGGTGTCGACGCTCGGATTGACCTTGTTGCACAGGGTCGACGGCGCGAGGCCCACGAGCGCTGCAAGGGCGCTGGCACCACCGGGGAAGTCATGCACGGCCGCGTACTTGGCCGCATCCAGGTTGCTCACGCAGTGGGGATGAGATCTGGCCTCGGGTGTTCTCGATGCCATCAGGACGTGTCCCCCTTACGCTCTGGACCCGAGTGGCGCGGCGGCTGCGTCATTTCCGGACCTCTTGGTCGCGGATCGCCGCCGTGATCATGCGGCGCAGCTGCTGGCTGGGCGTGCGGTCGCCGGCCTCGGCGAGGGCGCGCACCTGGGCCGCCACGTCCTCGGGGAGGCGGACCATCATCGGGACGGTCGGAGTGCGCGGGGGCCGCGCGGTTGACGGGGGTTTGGTGGCGTTCATTGGGCTCTCTCTCTATGATTACGGGCGTTACACGGGGCCAGTGGTCCCGGCCGGATACGTCCGTCTCCATGTGGCGACCCTTTCCACTAGGGGCGCGTCGTTGACTTTGGGTTGGCTCGTCTTCCTACCCGTTACAAAGGTGCTCAAACTGTTGAGCACGTAATCACTGTATACGCCGAACAATGGACACGTCAAGCGAGAGTACTCAAAACATTGGGCGGCGCCTAGAGGAGGATCTGGACCGGATTCAGAGCGGGATCACGGTTGTCGTAGAGGGCTACTCCCCGCCCTTCGTCTCCAGCTCGAGCGAAGCCGTGTAGCCGCTGTCGCTGAGCGAATGGCTCACCTTCTTGGTCAACCATTCGCGCCGGTCGATCGGCGGCTTGATGCCTGACACGCGGATGGGCGTTTCGGGGTAGAGGTCGGCGCGGCCGCGGGCGAGGTTGTAGCTCAGGCTGGCGACGCCCCGGCGGATCCGGCGCCACTCGCTGCGCGCCGCGGCCAGGGCATCCGCCTCGCTGCCGTAGGTCTCGCGCAGGGTCTTGAGGTTCTCCTCCTTGCCGACGATCACCGCGCGCTTGCGGGCGTACGAGAGGTCGTTCCAGTGGGCGCGCACACCGGTGTGGCTGTCGCGGTCGCGCTCGCGGTAACGGTGGCTGTCGCCGTCACCCCGGGTGAGGGTGACGGGCTCGATGGGGGCGCCGCTGGCGGTTTCCCCTTCGCCGGCGCGGATGAACAGCAGGCGCCCGGCCTTGACCGTGGCGATCGCGTCGTAGCGCTCGCCGAGGCGCGTGAGAAAGGAGATATCACTCTCTTCGGTCTGGTCGATGTGGGCGATGGCGGTCGGCGCCAGGGCGTCGCCGACCCGGGGCTGCAGGCCGTGGCGCTTGGCGATGGTGGTCACGATCGCGTCGATGCTCTGGCCGTGCCAGGAGTGGGAGCGCTTGGCGGCGAGGTCGCCGGTCAGGTCCGCGCTGCGCGCGCGGACCGTGAGCTGGTCCGGCGTGCCGCTGTGCTCGACCTCGTCGACGACGTAGAGCCCGCGGTCGACCAACCCCTCCGCTACCCAGCCGATCGCCAGTTCGAGCTCGACGCCCTTGCGCGGGATCTCGAGCTGGCCGTCGTGGTCGGTCAGGGTCAGGTCGAGCTGGTCGGCCTCGTCGCCGCGGCTGTCGGTGAGCGAGAGCTTCTGCAGGCGCCCGTTGATCCGGGGCGTGATGTCCTGCCCGTCGAGGACGATGCGGTACCCGGGGCGCGGCGAGGTCATCGGTTGCCCCCGCTGCTCTGCGCGATCCGGTCATCGTCGACGCGCGCCAGCGCGAGCGAGAACTCGATCTTGCGCGGCTGGCCGTCCTGCATGAAGACCGTGTTCGTTTCCCGGACGTTGCGGATGACCCACAGGCCGTAGAGGCGGCCGGAGCCCTCGACCAGCGTTCGCGGCTCGCCGGTCGCGCCCATCTCGCGCAGCTCGTCGAGGTTGGCGCGCCCACCCGTGAACTCCGGCAGCAGCGTGCCGGAGAGCGTGATCGAGTCCGCGCCCGGCCCGACGTACTGGAACGCCGGGCGCTGGCCCACGCGGTCATGGCTGGCGTGGCGGAACTCCGTCTGGCGCTCGAAATCCCAGTACGCCGCGCCGCGCAGCTCGAACACGAAATCCCCGAGGGCCATCATCATCGCGGGTTACTCCTCGTCGTGCAGGCGCGAATTGCGGCGGGCCGACTGCTCGCGCTCGAGGTTCTCGATCTCCTCGCGCACCTTGCGCGCGATGGCCTGTTCGTCCATGCCGGGGGACGGGTTGACCGTGATGTGGATCGGCCCGATCGACATGCCCTGTTCCGCCGGGCGTTCCGCCTGCACCCGCGGGGTGCGGTCGATCGGCACGTCGGCGGCCGCCATCGCCGGCGCGCCCGCGGTGGACGCCCCGACCGCCGCGGGCACGTCGGCGGCCGCCATCGCCGGCGCGCCCGCGGTGGACGCCCCGACCGCCGCGGCGCCGGCGGCCCGGCCCGCGGCGCGCCCGGCATTCTTCATCTTCTCCTTGGCGCCGCCCTTGTCGTCGCCGAATAGCTGGTCCCAGAGCCCTCCGACCATGTCCCAGAGCCCCTTGAAGAAATCCATGATGGGCTTCCAGCTCTTCATGAGCATGCCGAGCGGGCTCCAGGAGAACAGGGTCTTGATGAAGTCCCAGGTCCCGGAGAACGCGCCCTTTATGTCCTCCCAGATGGCCACGAAAAACGGCTTCACCTGTCCCCAATTAGCGATGATGTATGTGGCGGCAGCCGCAATGGCGGCAACGACGATGCCGATGGGGTTCGCCGCGAGGGCGATGCCGATTGCCTTGAGTGCCCCGATGATGCTGCCGGACGCGGTGACGAAGGCCAGTGCGGCCGAGCCCAACCCCCAGAGCGTCTTCAGGAACGCGAATGCCGATAGCAGGGTCTTTCCGGCGAAGAGCGTGCCCGCGATCATCGCCAGGTTGTCCATGCCGCCGACCAGCCGGGCCGCCCACAGCGTCGCGGTGGCGAGCGTGCCCGCGAACGCGGCCGCGCCGCTGGCGAGTTTCACGAGCACCGGTACCGCCGCCTTCAGATTGCCGCCGAGTTCCTTGGCGAACTCGCGCACGGCATCGCGGTTGTCCGCGATCCACGCCTTCAGCGACTTGAGGACGTCGGTGAGCACGGGGGCCAGCACGCGCCCGAGGGTGTGGTGCACGCCGCGCAGCGCGCCCTGAGCACCGTACAGTGACTCGGTGTATTCGCGCGCGGCCTTGATGTCCTCCTTGGACAGCGTGACGCCCATCGCGTCGGCCTCGCGCTTGAGGCGGAGGATTTCCTTGCGCGTGGCCGTCGCCATCTCGGTGAGCTGCTCGCCGGCCGTGCCGCCGAAGATCTCGTCCACGATGCGCTGGCGCGCGGCGACGTCCTTCACCTGGCGCAGTCTGCTCATCACCGTGTTGAACAGCTCGGAGGTGTTCGCCTTGGCGTCGTCGATCGCCCTCTGGGAGAACCCGAGCCGCTCGAAGGCGCCAGCGGATTGGCCCTTGCCGGTGGTCGCGAACTCGTCGGCGCGCAGCGAGAGTTCCTTGAGGCCGTCGATCATGGCCTGCTGCTGGACGCCGTATTGCTGCCCGGCGTACTGCAGCCGCGAGAGCTCGTCGGCGGCGACGCCGAGGCGCGCGGCCCACTGGCGGGTGTTCTCGGTCCGTTTCGCGAAGCTGTGCCCACCGAAGGCGATGGCTCCGCCGACCAGACTGCCGGCGAGCCCCGCTCGTCGCCCGGCCGCGCCGGCCGACTGCGCGAAGTTGCCGCCGCTGATCCGCGCCGAGATGGACTTCTGCTTGAGCTTGCCGAGGCGCTTCAGACGATCCTGCTGGCGCTCGATGGTCTTGTTGGTGCGGTCCATCTGGCGCTGTAGCTGCTTCTCGGCACGCGCCATTGCGTGAGCGGTATCACCACCCCGGGTCATCTGATTGACCAGGCCGCGCGTGATCCGGCCGCTGGAGCGCATCTCGCGGCGCGACTTCTCCAGTGCCTCGGTGTGTTCGTTGACCTTACGTTTCAGCCGCTGGGCTTTTCGGATCGCCGCGTCGCGGCGCTCGTTCATCCGCTTGCTGGGTTTGTCGGACTGCTCGATGGCGCGCGTGAGCTCGGCCACGCGCTCCTGCTGCTCGCTCAGCGCTTGGCTGGCCTCGGAGGACTTCTCGCGGAGATTGCTGAAGGACTTGAGGTTGCGCTGGGCCGAGTTGAGCCCGGACAGCTCGTCCTTGCTGGCCTTGATCGCCTTGGCCGTCTTGGTCGAGCCCTGGGTGACGTTCTTGAGCGGGCCGGTGACCTTGTCGACGCCCTTGAGGATGACGCTGAGATCGAGGTTTCGGGCCACCGGCTACTCCAGGGGGGGGTCTCTACTTACGCTGCCGGCCGGGATCCGGTTGGCGACGGCGGGCGCGCTCGCGCCAGCTCGTCAGTTCGGTCACCGACATGTCGGCCATGTCCGCCGGGCGCCAGTGGAACACGAGGGCTAGATCCGCCATCGGTTCCTCGACGCGGTCGGGCAGGCTCAGGTCTCGCCCTTCGCGGACCTCGGCAGCAAAAAATTGGTCACCGCGCCCCCGACCTGCACCAGGTCGGCCGGGTCCATCTGGGCGACCTCCTGGGCCGTGAGGCTCGGCTGGCTGATGCGCGGCAGCACCGTAGTGAGCGGGTCGACCCCCATCTGCAGCAGTTCCGCCAGCGAGACGCCACGCAGCTCGCCCGAGGTGGGCTTGCGCACGGTGAGGGTGGCGATCTCGGTGCCGCCGCGCTGGATCGGATTCTCCAGCGTGATCTCTTCGGTCACGGGTGCGGCCGCGGTGGCCGGGGCCGTGGACTTCGCGGCGGTGTTCTCGCCGTCGCTGGGGGTATTGCTCATCGCTCAGTTCTCCCTCGAGGTGCGGTGCGGCTCGGCTCAGATGCCGAGCGAGTTGCGGATCTCCGCCATGCGGTCTTCGCCGCGGACGACGAAGACGAAGCCGGGCACGTCGATCTCGATGACGGTCTCGCCGTCGATCACCAGCTTGTAGTAGCTGCAGGTGGTCGTGATGCTGTGCTGGTTGTCCGAGCCGGGTTCGGCGTCGCCCATCTCGATCTGCTGATGGCGGCCGCGGACGACGACCTCGACCGACGAGACGGAGCCGGTGTCGTCGCCCACGTAGGAGCCGACGAATCGCAGCATCCGGCCGTTGACCTGACTGACGCCGAAGCCGTCGAAGACCGCCTCGATCAGGCCGCCGGTGGTCCACTCGAACGTGAGCTTCTCCATGCCCTGATCGATATCGACCGGCGCATCCATGCCGGCGCCGCGGTACTCCTCCATGTTCCGGGCGAGGGTCGGCAGCGTCAGCGAGGCGATCTGGCCCTGCCAGTTGTTGCCGTCGCCGAACAGATTGAAGTGCTTGAGCTTCTTGGGGAGAGCCATCGTTCCTCCTACGCGGCGACGCGTTCAGCGAAGTTGACCAGGTAGCGGTCGGTGATGCGCTGCTGGAAGAGCAGGTTCTCCAGCGGCGGCACCGGGGTGTAGTCGTAGTCGATGTACAGCTTGCCGCTCTTGAGCGTCTCCTTGCTGTTCACCTCTTCGTTGTACCAAGCGGTCGCGTCGATGATGTAGCCGAGGTTCTTCAGCTCGCGGAACTTGGCGTTGATGCCCTCGATGATGTCGCGCGCCAGCGAGGCGTGCAGGGGCTTGTCGACGGCCCACATGTGGGCCTCGGCGATCGTGTCGGCGAGCACCTGCGCGGTCCGGGTGTAGTTCTCGAAGGCGAACAGCGGATCGATGCTGCAGGTGCGCGAGCCCCAGAAGCGGAAGCCGCCCTGGTTGATGAGCGTGGTGACCTCGTTCGCGTTGAGGTAGCCGGCGTCGGTGTTGGGATCCTGCAGGTCCCAGAACAGGTCCTTGCTGATGCCGCTGACGCCGTTCACCGGGATGTTGGAGATGGTCTTGTGCCAGCCGGTCTGCTGGTCGATCTTGGCCCGCATGCCGAGCGCCCGGGCGACGGCCGGCGCGGTGCGCGTGGTGTTGGCGTTGACGTCGAAGGCGACGAACTCGGGCCAGATCACCATCAGCTCGCGCTGGCCGAAGTTCTCGCGGTAGGTGGCCGCGTCTTCCTTCGTGGCCGCGCCGGCGGCGTAGACGTAGGCGAATGCGCGCAGCTGCTGGGCAATGCCCGCCAGCTCGACGGCGACGTTCTTCGTGTCCAGCTCGGGGCAGCCGAGGATGCGCGGCTTCACGCCGAACTTGGTCTCGGCCGTGAGCAGCGCCTTCATGCCGGTCTTCTTGCCGTCGGCCTCAACGGTGCCGATGACGTTGCCCGTGGTGGTCTCCGCGTCCTGGCCTTCCTCGACTCGGACGATGACGGCAGGCGGCGTGGCCTGGTCGGCGATCGCGTCGAGTGCGCGCGGCAGAGTGCCCTCGTCGCCGGCGTCGCCGATCGCGGCGTAGACGTCGGTGACCAGCACCGGGGTGTTGAGCGGGAAGGGCTCGTCCTCGCCGCCCGTCAGCGCGGTGTAGCCGACCGCGCGTACGGTGCCGGCGCCGCTCGAGCCCTCGGCCAGCGTGGCGGTGACCAGGGCCATTGCGTCGGCCTCGGCGTTGACCGCGTCCATGACGTCGGTGGCGGTGCTGGTGATCTCGGCCTGGGCGTCGGTCGCGAGGGCGACGGTGATGTCGTTGCCGCTGACCGTGACCGCGAGGACCGCGTCGGCCGTGCCCGGATCCGTGTAGCGGATGCGGATCTGGTTGCCGTCGGTACCGACATCGGCGGCGGTGTAGAGGATCCCGGTGTTCGCCGCGGCGAAGGTGATCTCGGCATCGGCCGCGACCCCTGCGGCCGCCTCTGGCGCCGTGGCGACCAGGCCAATGACCGCGGTCGCGACGGTCCGGATCGGGCGGGTGCCCTGGTTGATCTCGATGACGCGAACGCCGTGATGATAGTCGGGCGGCATGGTAGCTCCTGCGCGGTGGTCAGCGTGTTGCGACCATGCTGACGCGCGCACGCAGCGGGGCGCAGTGGCGCGGAGGGTAAGGGATTGGGCTTACCCCTTATTGCGCTAGTTCTCGAGCATCAGCCCAGCGGCTTTCTGCACAACGCCCGAGCCTCCTCGAGCATAGCCTCGCCCGTGCGTCTTCCGGCACCGCGCTTGCCGACACCTTCGCCGCGCGCGGCGGGTATTGGACTTGCGCGGTTTGATGTGCGTCGCCCACGTCCTGTAACCCGCGAAGTCCTCCAGCTTCTGGCGGAGGACGAACGGTTGTGGTGCTCCCTCACCCTGCAAAACAGATCTTCAGAAAGCAGATCACAGAGAATCGCAGGCGGCCCGCAACCCGGCATTGCTATTCACATTCCACGGGTTGTTGTTCACGTCCACGCAGCGGGCGCCGGCCTCGGCGCCGTCGTCCCAGTTGCCGCCTACAAAGGAGGTGCGGAAATCGCCCCCACGCCACTGCCCGTGGTCGTTGGCCGAATCCTTTCCGGTGTTCAGGATGCCTTCGGGCACGTCCAGGCGCATGGCGCCGGACGCCTCGATCGCCCCATCAGCTCGAAGTGTCCCGCCCCCTGGGCGGGGATTGCATAAGTCCGCTGGACCATCAGACAGCCTCCAGATCAGTGATTGCTTGTTCGACCTCTGCCA